ACTTGCAAACGTCGACACGACTGCTTGCGCTGATCTTGATACCTATTCTGATCAGACTATCACCTACACGCCTAGCGGCGGCGGCTCTGCAACTCAAGCGCGTTATCGCATCAATGGTGTTTTGGACGCTGGTGAAACCGTACTCAATAACATTGATCACATCCTGACCGCTTGCGACTCTTGGCTTTCTTATCAAGCCGAAACGGGCCAGTGGTCGCCGGTTATCAACAAAGCCGAGTCTTCGTCATTCAGCTTTGATGACTCTAACATCATTGGCGAAATTCGCGTCAGCGCGGTTGATCTGACGCAATCGGTCAATCAGATTGAGGCGTCATTCCCGTGGAAGGGCAATAAGGACAAGCCCAGCACCGTGTTCCTACAAACACCGTCTGGCTTGCTTTATCCCAATGAGCCGGTCAACAAGTACACCACCAACTTCTCAATGCTGAATGACTCGGTTCAGGCAACATACATTGCCAATCGAGTGCTTGAGCAAGCCCGTGAAGACCTGATTGTTTCGTTCAACACCGCATACACCGGCATTCAGGTTAATGCGGGTGATGTGGTGAGCGTGACCAATTCAGCCTATGGCTGGACCAATAAGCTGTTCCGCGTATTCAAGGTCAACGAAACCAGCTTGCCCGATGGCAACCTTGGTGCGCGGATTGAGATGAATGAGTACAACGCTCAGGTCTACGACGATTTCGGCATCACACAGTTCACGCCAGCTCCCAATTCTGATCTGCAATCTGGCTATTACTTCCCGGCTCTTGCCGCTCCAACCACAACTGATTCGGCACCTTCAGCGCAGCCGCCCACGTTTAGCGTGGTGTGCCAGTTGCCGTCTACGGTGCGCGTCACCAAAGTCACTCTGTACTACACGACATCGGCCAGCCCCACCACAACCGACTGGAAAGTTTGGGGCACTGAGCTTGCATCAAACAACTCTGCTTTTGCTGCTGGCATCTCTCTTAAATTCCCCAACGTCAATCTTTCTGCCGCTACTTATTACTTCGCGTTTACGGTAGAAAACGAAGTGTCGGTGTCGCAGTTGTCGGCCACTTCGACGGCGTTTGTGTGGGCACCTGTATCGCCTTCTGGCGTCAAGACTGCGATTGCGTATCTCTATCAGTGGGCGCTTACTCAACCCGGCAACCCGTCGGGCACTAGCACGTTCACATGGGCGACCGCGACAAACTCAGGCTACACCGGGGGCAACGGATGGCAGACAACCGTCCCGGCCAACCCCGGCACGGCAGGCTTCTCTCTGTGGGTCGCGGCAAAGGAAGTCTCTGAACCGGGCGCTGTCTTAACGACTACGATCAGTTGGGCATCAGGCTTTAGCGTTTACGCCCAATCAACCAATGGCGCAACTGGTGGGCCGGGGCCTGCGGGCACTCAATACACAGATGCCTTTTTGTATCAGTGGTCGCCTACGACACCCGGCAATCCGAATGGTCAATCAACTTACGATTGGACAACGGGCACAAACACCTCTTACACGGGTGGCAATGGATGGGGCACTACGCTGCCGACAAACCCCGGCACGCCGGGAATTTATTTGTGGACTGCAACTAAACCTGTATCTGCCGTGGGCGGCAGTACGTCCACAATCGTTAGTTGGACATCAGGGTTTAGCGTTATCGCGTCTTCGGCCAACGGCGCAACAGGCCCAACAGGAAGCAAGACGGCCAAGGCTACTGCATACCAATGGGCGGCGACTATCCCCGCAGGCCCAACAGGAACGTCCACTTATACATGGGCAACTGGGACATACACGCCCAACCCTGCGGGATGGTCTAGCTCAATCACAACATCGCCAAGCGCAGGCTTCACGCTTTGGGAAGCATCTGTTTCCCTGATTGATGCTAATGCTGCCACGACCACCACAATCAATTGGACAACGGCAAGCATCATTGCGGCGGGATATGCCGGAAGCACAGGGCCGTCCGGCTCAAGCGCACGCATCTGTTTTGCGCGAGTTGCGGGCACTCCAAACCCACCTGTGCCGATAACGGGGAACATCACCACCACCGGGTCTGCGTCATTTCCAAGCAGTGCCCAATCACTTGCGACTTGGGGATTCGCTGCAACGTGGGGCGCTTCAGACCCCAACCCGTCTAGCACTGATTCCCTGTATCAATCGGACGGCATCTACGACCCGACAACCGGAAACACGGTTTGGTCTACGCCGTACATCTCAAGCCTAAAGGTCGGCACGCTGTCGGCCATTACGGTCAACACGGGTGCGCTGACTGTTCAAGACGCACTTACCGTTAGCAGTCTTGGAAAAATTCAAGGCGGCCAAACAGACTACAACACCGGAACAGGATTTTTCCTTGGCTACAGCGCAGGCGCATACAAATTTAGCATTGGCAGCGCAATTCAAGGAATGACTTGGGATGGTTCGGCTTTCAGTATTACTGAAGGCACCGTCACCGGATCATTGATTCAAACCGCAAATAGCGGCTCTCGCATTGCCCTTGGTAAAACCATAGGCACTGGCGGCACTACTGCCATGATTGGCTATAACAGTAGTAATACGCAAGTGATGTCGTTCAATATTGGCTTCGGCATCATCAGTTGCACGCGACAAAGCGGCTTTGGCCCTGCCGGGTTCTTTTCATCTTTCTCAGGCGGCGCGGGTTTAGAAGGTGAACACACCGGCACAGGCGGTTCTAAAGGCAATGGGGTCAGTGGGCAGGGCTATAACGCGGGCGTGTTTGGGGCAGGGCTTGATTCCGGCGCTTGGGGCGGCTATTTTCAAAACGTTACTAATTCTTCTCAAGGGCTATACGCAAGCGGCATCCAACTTCCGCAATCCGGTGAACTTCGGTGGAGAACCGCAGCCGGTGGACTTGGCGCTTATATCTACACAGACGGCAACGATGCGCTTTATCTAATCTCGGGCGCATCAGGATCAGCTAACCCCAAGGCCGTCCTGCTTGGCACTAAGGCAACTGCGCGCGCTCGGGTGGAGGATGCCTTCCTTCGTCCCGAGGTAGACAACTCGATGACCTTGGGCGCGGCATCCTTCCGATTCGTGGATGTGTACGCGGTCAGCGGGTCGGTCAACACCTCGGACGAACGGGAAAAGAACATCCTTGGTGACAACCCTCTTGGGCTTAACTTCATCAACAAACTGCAAACCATCCAATACAAGTGGAAGGTGGCGCAGGCTGCGGTGAAGGAAAACGTGTACGATGAAGAGGGCAACCTAACTGGCGAACGGGAAATCGAACCGGCCCGAGAAGGCGTGCGTACCTTCCACGGCTTGAGTGCCCAACAGGTCAAGGCGACCCTAGATCAGCTTGGCGTGGATAGCTTTGCGGGATGGGTATTGGCAGACAAGGACGATCCCAACAGCATTCAGGGTTTGCGCTACAGCGAATTCATTGCCCCGCTGATCAAAGCAATCCAAGAACTTTCACAAGAAGTTGCTGACTTAAAAGCAAAGCTCCCATAAAATTTGACAAGATAAGACACCCTTCGTAGCCCTGCGAGTCAGCGGGGAGCGTCACAACCCGCGTATGGGGATTGGTGTATGGCAAAGTTTGCGCGTAACGTCATTACGCAAGTATCGGGTTTTGACAACCCGGTCATCAGTGGCGAACTGGTTTGGGACCAGCAGACCTACTGGAACCTTCAACTCACCTCGAATGGCTCTGTCGTTAACCTAACCGGCGCAACGATTGATGCCAGCATTGTTCGACGAACGGTGACCAATCTGGTGGACACCCGCAACGGGCTGTCCTTTGATGTTGGCAACTACACGCCAGCGCCCACGCCGATTGCGTTGAGCACCACTAACTTCGTCCCCGCTAACGGGTCTTTCACTCTGTTGATTGACTCTAACGCTTGGGGTCTGATGAGCAGTGATGCTGAACTCAACATCAGCGTGGAAGATTGCGTTGCATTCACAGGGCGAATCAAGATCAATTACCCGGTGCAGGGGGTAAACCCGGCGCAGGACTTTGTAATTTTCTTGTTCTTCCTCGTTCGTTCTGACGGTGTGGTGAAGGTGTAATCATGCAAGTTATCGTTCAAGACCAAAACAACATTACCGTTGACGTTGAACCAAGCGCAAACAATCTAATCGTTGAAGTCAATCAAGGTCGCGCTGG